TCCGTTAAGTTTATAAACCATATCCTTCGCTTCCTCCGGTGAATGACACTCCGCTATGGGAGTGCCTTCACATGTGGACTGGGTGTATTCATTGCGATACACAATCCAAAGAGGACCACGGCGTTCATACGTGTATTTAGGCCTGGACCGCATCGCTTTCCTTTTTGGGTTCTACGTAGAAAGATTCGTCCTGCACCACCTCTACACCGATGTTGGCAAACTGTTCTGCAACTTCCGGTACGTCACGGTCGGCAAGCAGCTTGTCTTTTGCAAGTTCCTCCGTGGTGCGGATATAATCAGGAAGAAACTCTTTGCAAAGGTTGGTTACGGCTGCCCAGGTGAAGCCTTTCCGATTCTTCAGTTTCGGGTTACCTGTGCGGAAACCGATGATACCGTGTGCCGATTCCAGACTTTTCTTTTTGCTGAACAGCGTATCCTTGTTTTCGGTGGCGTAGGTCTGCATGACATCAAAGGTGCGGTCTTTCGTTTCGTTCAATTCTGCCAACTGGTCGGCGTACTTCTCACGGATCTTCGTCATTTCCTGGTCCATCTTTGCGGTGAGTGACTGGGCCTTTGCGTCGGCCATAGCGAATTCTGCAAATGCCTGTTCGTACTGTTCGCGGCTTACTCCGCTGATTACTGTTTTCTTGGTTCTTTTTGCCATAATTAATCGGTTTTTAATGATTGTTTAAATGATTAGTAATTCATAGATTCTTTTTCCATTTCGTCCGCCTGCTCATCGGTCACCTGCAAAGCCTCAAACGTGAGTATGAAATTCCCTTTCCTTACTACGGAGTTAAACCAGTTCTCGATGATGGAGGCACGACTGGCAAAGTCAGCTCCGTCGCGTATAGGTGAACACGCAAGCGTCTCTTGTGGTGTACGCAGACGGATGAAAATACGCCTGTATGGTTCCCGTCCATCAATCAGAGCCTTTGGACTTCCTTTCTCACCCGGCATTCCTATTCCATACTTTACGGGGTCTATCTTCCCCTCACGTGATAGCACTTCGTTCCATTCTTTTTTTTCCATATACTTTCAATTGTCAATTAGTTCGTCCTCCATTGCCGCCATGTCATATTCCATTTTCATGGCTTCGTCGGCCTGCTGTCCGCAGAAGTTTTCCAGCTCACGGAGTATCGTTACACGGTCGCCGAAATCAAACTGCTGCATGCGGTTCATAATGTCATTCTGAATTTGTTCGATTGTATGTTCCATGGTATCTCATTTTATATTTTTTTTATACGTTTCCTCTTTATCCCGTTCCAGCATTCTTATTTTCGCTTCATCCAGGTAGAGCATAAAGAACAGTGTGGAGATGAGCAGGCATAGGACATACACTTGCGCCTCGTCCATCATTCCGCACACCGTTGTGGCGGTAAACATACGTATCAAGTAATTGACTGAAATTGCTATCCACATAACAGCCATCCACAACGTCCATTTCTCTTCAATCAGTTGTTTCAGTTTCTTTTTCATTTTCTGTAGTTTTTAATATCCATCCTTGTCTGAGGAACTTTCTGACAGGCATTGCTGTTTGATTGAAGAAATGATGTCCTTCACTTACATCTGCAATAAATGAATATCCATACAGTTCCGACCTGTATCTTTTAATCTCAAGCAACACCCATCCGTCCTTCACATCCTTTATTCTTACTGTTTCCGGTTCCGTCCATGGAGAAAGCTTCTTATCCGGACGTATGTAGATGTCTCCCGGTCTTGGAGTCTTTCTCCTTCTACGAGTCCTTATATCGTCCATAACAGCATCTAAAACCGATTCTATAAATAGCAGTGAAAACATTGCCATAAATAAAATATCCGTCCAGATCATGACTGTTTCCTTTCCTTGTTAGCCCTTGCTTTCAGTTGGCGGTGCGTGGCATTCAGTTCCTCGTAGTTCTGGCGGGATACGGGTTTCTTGCATGCGCCGTACTGGCGGAGCCACTGGTTTAGCTTGGCGATGTTCATTTCACGTTCTACCGGGTCGTCCACATCGTAGGGAGCGTTCAGACCGGATATTTCGCACGAAAGACGGTAGATACGGCATACCAGACGGTATTTACGTTTTTCACCCTGAGTGTTTGACCCGTCAGGGTCTAAAAGTCGGCTTATCATCTGCCGTGCCTCTTCCTTGGTCAGTTCCGCAGAGGTGGATGTGCGACCGCCGCTGTACTGGCATATCAGATGGCGGTATGTGTCTTCATCCAGCCGGAGCTTCCGTTTCAGGCGGTGAATGAGCTGCTTCTGCTCATTCGTCGCCGGGAGTGTAAGTTTCCTGTTCATATTCTTCGTTGTTTAATGGTTTCTCACTTTCCAGCCACTTGCGTTCCGCTCCTTCCTCCCAGATGGTGTAGTAACCCCTTGGTCCTCCTTTACCGCGACCGATGTAGATGGCACGGAACCCGTGAACCTGTATGCGGACAAAACAGTCACGCTTTACGGCGTAGGCCGCTTTCCCTTCCACTTCCTTGCCCTCCACATGGCTCACATAGACGAATATCTTGCTGCGGAACTTCTTTCGAAGGGCGATGATTCCTTCTGCCGTGGCCTCATACTGGTTGACAAAGTATTGCAGGGAGTCGATAATCACCACATCGGGACTGCGCTGCTTCTCCATCATCTCGTTCAGATCCGGAACGGTCAGTGCATCGGTAAATACAATCTTCTGCACCTTCGAGCGGATTCCTGCATCTTTCAGGTCTTTCTGGAAGTCGGCACAGAATCCCATTTCCAGCGAAGCGACCAGTACACGGTAACCCATGCGGTCGAATTCTTTGGCAAGCTGGAGGATGAAGCGTGTCTTGCCTTGCCCTGCCTTTCCGTACACAATCCAGTTGCCGCCCTTCTCACGGTTTCCGAACGCCTCGCTGAAAGGCTTTGAAAAGGGGATGTAGCTGTATTTCCGTTCTTCTATATTGGATATGCTCAATGCCCTCATACCTTCATCGCCCCCTCGCTGAGTTCCTGACGGATTACCACATCATCAATCATGCTTGCCAGCTCGCGCAGGTCGTCCGAGAACCATACCGTGCGCGGGTCTTCCGGATTGGGCTGTTTCTTCACTTTCGGCAGCTTTCCCCAGATGGTTTCCGCCATGTCCTTGTCGGGAATTCCGTTTGCCATGCAGATGGATACCACGTCTTTCTTTGTCGCGCCCAGCAGGGTAATGTAGTTTCGTCCGAAACGTCCGTCTATCTCATCGTAACCTTCGATACGTCCCACGTAACGTTTGATGTTCCGTTCCAGTGTTTCCGTTCCTGCCACCAGGCATCCCATGCGTCCCAGCGTGTCGTCATACAGCGGTATCAGGCAGTTCATGGCCGAGTGGGTGAGCTTTCCGGCATCGTCTATCAGCAGAATGGGGTGGCGGTCGGCCATGCGGTTCATGTGTGCGGCGCAGATGTCAAGCAGCTCGTCATTGTCCATGTACCGGTTCACTTTTTCGCCCATGGCGGTAGCCAGCTTTGTCAGGAACTTGTGGCTCGACCACTTGCGGCATTTCAGGTAGATTACGGAACCGTCACCGCATACATTGTACAGGTCGATGAGCGACTGGGTCTTTCCGCTTCCGGAACGGCTGCTGATGCAGTACCACTTGCTTTTGCTGCGGGCTGCCACAAACGCCGTCTTTACCTGACGGTAGGAGGTGACCGTGTCCACCACGTTGCGCGAGTTCTCGAAGAAATAGAGTCCGGCTGCAATCTTTTCGGCCAGAATGTCATCGCTTGCGGAATACTTGCCCGTACGGAACAGGCTCATGGAGGTGTCCGAAACGCCGCATCTGCGTGCCAGTTCGGCAGCCGAGCTGCCACGGTTTATCAGATTGTCGATATACTGTTTGAGTGCTTGTTTGTCCATAATTAAATCGTTTTTAAAGGTTATGTAAATCATCTTGAAAATCTCATGTCGGTAGGGTTCCATTCGTATGAGTCATCCTCATCCTGTGCGGTAGGAACTACCAGTTGCCTTTTCGGTGCGGGTATCGCTTCCTCTTCCACGACCACCGCGTCTGCGATGGCATCCCTTGCCTCGGAGCGGCGGTCCTTGTGCTGGCCGTGAATGTCAGTAATCAGTGCGCGGTCAAGCAGTGTGTTGCTTTTCAGCTGCGGATAGCGTGAAATCATTCCCTGAAGGGTTTCGTCCACCTGGTTCTGACGGTCGATATACCGCTGCTCCAGCTCATCGTTAAACTTCCTTACCTTGCTTCGGTGTTCGAAGTGTTCCGGCTTCTGGTCTGCAAGTGCCATCGGTACGGTGATGTCACGCTGCATGGTGAACCTCAGTGTGCCGATTTCCTTCTTCACCCGGTGTCCGGACGTGGATTCCGCGTTGCAGATAAGCACCTGCGAAAGGTCTTCGGGGTCGTAGTGTACCACCCAGTCCTCGTTGTAGTGGTTTCGCAGTTCCATGTTGAAGGTCTCGAAGTTGAGCCGCTGTCCCATGAGTTCCATGAGCAGCCCCTGACCCGTGAGGCGGTTGGTGCGTCCGGTAGTTTCGCCCATGAGGAAGAGGTATTCATCGTCATTGAAAGCTATTCTCCGTTCGCCCGGCGTGGCGGCCCATGCCTTCAGGTAGGCATCGCGCTTCAGTTCGCGCTCCCTGTTCATGATGGTGTGTATCTGCTGTATCACCACTTCCTCTGTGGGTATCAGGTGACGGTTGCGGTTCAGAATTTCAATGTTAGGCTGGCTGTCACGCTTGGCGTTGATGTTCACCCCGCTCCAGTTGGGCAGCATCTGGCAGTAGGTCTTGTTGATGTGGTTGAAGTAAGGTTCTATTATCTTCGACTTCGCATTGCCCAGTGCCGCAGGCGTGTAGTAAACGGTCATTGCCTCGTAGAACGGCACCATCACCTTTTTCTGGTAGTTGTCACTCTGCAACTGCATGGGCTTGTAGCGTGAGCCGAACAGTTCCTTGGTGTGCTTCACCGCATTGCGGAGCGCGGTGCGTATAAGTGCGGGGCTTTCGTGGTCGCCTATGGCGTAGCCCACCGGATATTTTCCGCAGGCATCGAGCACCACCACCATACATTTGCGGTTGGTGTAGGAGGTCTGTCTGGTACGCTTGATTTCACCGTCCACCACCTTTTCACGTATAACCTGCTTTTCGTACACCAGCTCCACGTCCCATCCGTCCAGTGTCCAGTAGGTCATGGCCGTTTCAGGCGGCGTGCGCTTTATCTGCATTTCGTACTTGTTTTTCCATGTATTGCCGCCCCTGCGGTGTCCGAGTGAAGTGGACTCCATTTCCTTGCGGTAGGCATCCACCGTGGCCGGACTCTTGATGAATGGGAGCGGTTTCTCTCCACCAGCTTCCCTTATCAGGTTCATCTGACGGATAACGAGGTTGTACTGTTCCATGATCTGCACGTTGTTCAGGTTCATGTGCTGGCTGAGCAGCTTGTGCATCACGGCCTCGCATTCCTCGTCCTTCACCTTTCGGGTGGAGGTGTTGCCGTGGTTCTTGTTCACCAGCGCATAGAAGCCTTCCTTTTCATACTGTAGTGCCTTTCGCTGGAGGGTCTTTCCGGTGGATGGCAGCTTGTGCGGATAGCGTTGATCGCCACGGCTGTTTCGCACGGCCAGCAGGTCGTTCACCATGCGGCTCAGGTTGTCCCACACGCTGACCTTCACCGTACCGTCGCCCACGCCCCGGCGGTTCTCGCGGTACAGCCGGAGCACGGCATCCAGCACCCGTGCCTGAAGGGTGTAGAGGGCGGCCTTTTCGGGCTTCAGCTTCTTTCCGGCCTCGTCGGTGAAGTCAGTGAAGAAGGTGTATGCCTCTTCGTTGTATTGCAGCTCGCGCTCCAGCAGGCTCTGTTTCAAAACGGCATCAAACTCCTCGTGCGGGTCGCCGTAGGCCTTGATGTATTGGTTCTTGATGTATTCTTCCATTGTGTCGAAATAGACTAATGCAGGTTGTCCTCCACCACGCCGGGCAATTACTATAAGCCCACGATTTACTTTTGAATAGTATGTGCCTTCTGGCAGAAATCCACTTTCTGTACCGATACCACTTTTTTTATTTCGTGCTATCAGCTCATTGGCGAAGACGCATACCTGATTGTTATAGATTACAGCCATGATTGTTCGTTTTTATCGTTTGTCCGGCTCCGGGACTTGAACCCGGATGGCAGCCGCTCGGTGAAGTTCTGCAAGCCGTGTGTGGTTCATTCCTTTTTCTGTGCTCTCTTATCCTCTCTGTCCAAACGTATTGCTGCAGGTATAAGTGCCAGGCAAAGGGTAACGGTTATAATCAAGTTCATTGTTCCATCTGTCAGTCGGTTCAGTATGGCTGCTGCCAGTATCAGCAGCAGATAGCGTGTAGTAGTATTGATTCGTTTCATTATTCTATGGTTTTGAGTTTGGAGCCATCCCTATTCTCGCGAACTGGGAATGGCAAGGATTCATCACTTATGCAGTTGGTTCTTAAATTTCCATCCTTTGGAAAATTTCCACCGACAGCTCTGGTGTCTCTGTAGATAAGGCACTGCTGTTGGTGGTTATTTCTACCCGAAGGCCTTTTTCTTTCGCTTGCTTGATGTGGTTGTTTAAAGATTTTATCTCATCTGTTATGATGTAAGCTAATTCATGTTCGTTTAATGGTATTTTCGGCATAGTTATTCCTCCTTTGATGATTCATCACTTTCTTTTCCTGTTACCTCCCGAAGCGTTCTTGCTCCCTGCAATACACCGCCCATTTCAAGAGCAGCTTTACGTATCATGTTCGCTACATTACTTCGGGTTCTGAACTTCAAAGCGTCACGAACTGTTACTTCACTTACGCTGAACTTTTCAGCCAACTTACGGCGGTCGCCGTGCATCATTAATATTTCTGCCATATCTTTATATGATTTTTAATTGTTGTTCAATAAATCCGTCCCTATTCCTCGCGAACCGGAACGGTTTTGCTACATTTGTAGCGATGCTTAATCAAACTTTATTTTGCTTATGAAATTCAATGACAATGATTGGATTGAATTCCGGCTTAAAGAAGAAGCCGGAGAATGTAAGAAGATCGTTTCCGGCATGAAATGCGAAAAGCATAAGCTGAAAGCGCACTTCTTATACGACTACGACAACGACCTCACTTACGCCCATCTTACGAAGTGCTGCTGTCCGGACTTTGCCAAGAAAGTGGCGGATGCGCTCCGTAAAGCTGAGGTCATTGATGTAGTAGACATTAAAGACTGTGAATACACTAAGACAGTCTGAAATCCGTGTCAGTTCCACACGGCACATATCGCCGACCATGTAAAGGTTTCTCCGGAATCGTTCGTGGTTGGCGATTTTCATTGCTTCCTCTTTGGTGGGGCTCTTTGCGGTTATCAGGCATTGGAATATCAGCCTCTCCACTCTTTTTTTATTGGTTTTTCCCATAATTTGCGTTTTTAAGGATTATTATTTATCTTCGTTGGCATCTTTCGGTATCGAAAGATGTTGCAAACTTAGGAAATATTCTAATTACAACAAAATATTCGATAGGAAATTTTCTATTACAACATTGATTTTATACCTAATTGCCTATGATTTTAGATAGAATAAAGGAATACATTGATAAAAAAGGCATAACAATAGCTGCTTTTGAACGTAGTATAGGTATGTCTAATGCTTCTTTCGGAAAGAGTCTTAAAGGAGGTAAGGCTATCGGTACAGATAAATTAGAAAATATCCTAAGTACATACCCGGATATTAACCCTTCATGGCTTCTTACCGGTGAAGGCAACATGCTTCGTACGGAGTCCGAAAAAGAAAACATACCGGTAGCTCATCCATCCGATTCGCCCATGGAAGGCATCCCTTTGATTCCCATCAGCGCAATGGCCGGAGCCTTCACCGGTGAGCAAAGCGTGCTGGAATACGAATGCGAACGATTTGTTGTCCCCACATTCAAGGGAGCTGAGTTCCTGATAAGCGTGAAAGGAAGCAGCATGTATCCTAAATATAATAGCGGTGACATTGTGGCTTGTAAGCGTTTACCGATGGATGACATATTCTTTCAGTGGAATAAAGTATATGTACTGGATACAGATCAAGGTCCGCTCATCAAACGGGTAAAGCCCGGTTCCGACAAGGAACACGTCCTCATCGTGTCGGACAATGAACACTACGAGCCATTTGAATTATCTTTGGACAGGATTTATCACGTAGCCCTGGTTATCGGAGTGATACGGCTGGAGTAAGTTGTAATATTATAGATGTAGTGAAATAACCAATAAAATAAAAGACGTATGAAAAAACTATTACTAATGATGGCAATGATTTTGCCAATGTTTATCACAAGCTGTTCTGATGATGAAGAAACTACAGTGCTGTCTGGCACTACATGGGAATCGACAGAAGAATATGGGGAAATCGTGTATCTGAAATGGACTCTTACCTTCCAGGGAACTTCATTCAACATCAAAATGCAGGCTGACACAGACCTGGACGGTGATTTTGATACAGACGAATCAGAATCGGGTTCTTATTCAATTGACGGAAATAATGTTTCACTCACTGCAGAAGGTCTTACCATGCGCGGAACATTCAGTGATAATGTGATGCACCTTGATTCCGGTGAAGCTGGAGGAGAATTCGTTTATTATAAGAAATAACGCTTAATTGGTATTTGAAAAGCGATTAAAATAATAATAATTATGGGAACACTAAAAGAACTAATCTCTACTAATTACGAAGATTATAAAGGAGTCGTTGCTATTGACAGACAAGACCAGTTTTTTGACAGTATCAAATCTTTGAACTTACCAAATGGTGTGATAGTGGGATTTGGGTTTAATTTTGGAGAAATAAAAGGTGAATGTAAACTAGAAAATGTGGATATATATTTGTATGTCGCACTACCTGAATATGGGGAAAGTGTTCAAGATATAATCAATTCAGGAACAGATAAACTCAAAGTAAACAAAATATCAAAGCGTATTCCTGTTTGCGAACTTGGTAAATACATAAAAAGATTCAACTGCTTTGGAATCTATAAAGATATTAATGTAGAAAAGTTCGAAATTTTATAAAGAAAAGGGGCCTGTAACGGCCCTTTATTTCTGTTCATTAAACTTTCCTTCAGCTACTTCATTCCTCAAAATCATCAGAAACTGCACCACATCATCTGTGGTCTTATTTTCCGGATCAAGTTTTATAATCTCTCCAATCCAACAGCTAAGCCTTTCAGCCATTCCTCTTTTTCCGGTGTGCTTTACATTTAAGCTGATGTGATTACTTGGTAAAACTAATTCCTCATTCAT